TCTTCCGATCTAGGTAATTCGAATCGCTCCATACGGCTAGGCACAATTCGCCGAAGTATCTTCTATTCGTCAAACAATGCGTCCCCTACCCCGTCCGCTTTCGAAAAAGCCGGGCATTATATCACAAGATTTTGCTTTACGCTAGCTGGACATTGCGTGTAACATCTATTTATGCCATTGATTACGAGATCCGAGGCAGCGCGCGCGCTGGGCGTGACACCAGAGGCGGTGTATGCAGCAGTGAAAACAGGTCGCTTGCCGGTGGTGCGAACAGCGGATGGTCGAGAGCTGGTGAACAGCGAGACCATGCGTGAGCACTGGGCAAAAAACACACAGCGCAGGATCGGGCGTGGGCCAAAGCCGCCCGCTGGTGAGAAAGCATTTCCGGCAGCCAGATCGCGGATGGCGAGGACTGAGGAGTCAATTCCTGATTACGATGAGTCAAGGGCACGTACCGAGCACTTAAAAGCGGAGTTGCTTGAGCTTGATCGCAAGCAAAAGGAAGGACTACTGATCAAAGCAGACGAGGTGGAGTTGCAATGGGTTGAGATTGTGACGCTGGCTAGGACAAAGATTATGGGCATTCCAACCAAGGCAAAGCAAAGGATCCCTGATCTTGATACTGATGCGGTATCAATGCTGGAAGATATTGTTCGCGAAACACTGGAAGACTTGTCGGAGAGCGTGACTGATGACTGAGGACAACCTGCTAAGGGTAAAAAAAGCAGCGTTTATGGCGTTTCGACCGCCAGAAAAGCTGACTTTGAGCGAGTGGGCAGATCGTTATGCATTTTTAAGCGCAGAAAGCAGCGCAGAAGGCGGCAGATGGCATACTTTGCCGTATCAAAAAGGAATTATGGATGCAATAACAGATGCAAAGGTTGAACAGGTGACGGTGATGAAGAGCGCCCGCGTGGGGTACTCGAAGATCTTGAACCACACCATTGCATTTCATATTCATCAGGATCCGTGTCCGATCATGCTGGTGCAGCCGACGATCGAGGACGCTCAGGGTTATTCGAAGGAAGAGATCGCGCCGATGTTGCGTGATACGCCTTGCTTGAAGGGTTTGGTGAGCGAGTCGAAGGCGAAGGATGGCGCGAACACAATTTTGCAGAAGCAGTTTCCGGGTGGAACGCTGAGCATGGTGGGCGCTAATAGCCCGCGCGGCTTTAGGCGTGTGAGTCGGAGGGTGGTTTTATTTGACGAGATCGATGGTTATCCGGCGTCGGCGGGTGCAGAAGGTGATCAGATCAAACTTGGTATCCGACGGACTGAGTACTACTGGAATCGCACAATTGTGGCCGGTAGCACGCCGACAGTGAAGGACTTCAGCCGCGTGGAGCGCATGTTCCTGCAAACGGATCAGCGTCGCTATTTCGTCCCGTGTCCTGATTGTGGTCATATGCAGTACCTGAAATGGCCAAACATTCGCTGGACTGATGGCGACCCGAGCACAGCGGGGTATTGCTGCGAGTCATGTGGCGTAATAATTCCACATTCTAAAAAGCGTTGGATGGTGGAGCGCGGTGAGTGGCGCGCTACTGCGCCGGGAAACGGGAAGCATGTGGGGTTTCATATCTGGGCGGCGTATAGCTATAGCCCGAATGCAACGTGGCCAAATCTGGTAGAAGAATTCTTGGATGCAAAGAACGACGCAGAACAGCTAAAAACGTTCGTCAATACGGTGCTTGGCGAGACGTGGGAAGACGAGTATGCATCGAAGGTTGGCGCCGATTCTCTGCTTGAGCGCGCGGCAGAGGAGCAGTATCAGCAATATGTGCCACCTGCTGAGGTACTGGCGTTGACGATTGGGTGTGACGTGCAGGATGACCGCCTGTCGCTCAGCGTGTGGGGATGGGGCCGCGAGGAAGAAGGCTGGCTGATCGATCGCGTGAAGCTATATGGGAGCCCATCTCGGCCAGAGGTGTGGAAGCAATTGGACGAGATTTTGCAGAAGCCTTACCTAAATGAGGCCGACGAAGAGATGAAGGTGCTGTGTTGCGCGATCGACTCTGGCGGTCACCACACGCAAGAGGTGTATCAGTACAGCAGGGAGCGCGCGGCAATGGGTGTGATTGCGATTAAGGGTATGTCGCAGAAGGGCAAGCCACCTCTGGGGAAGGCCACCAAGGTTGATGTGGACTACAAGGGCAAGGCGTTAAAGAAAGGGGCACAGTTGTTTCCGGTCGGCGTCGACACGGTTAAATCGTTGTTGTTTGGCCGATTGAAGCACAATGAGCCCGGGGCGGGATATTTGCATTTCTTCCCAACGATTGGAACGGATTATTTCGAGGAATTGACAGCCGAGAAGCAGATCCTGCGGTTTAGGAATGGCTATCCCGAGCGCGTATGGGTGAAGAAGAGTCAGGCTGCAAACGAAGCGTTGGATGAAATGAATTATGCGTATGCGGCATTGCATCGTTTGTACCAGAAGATGGACAGGAGGACGATATGGGATCAACTTGAAAGGCGCGGTGAGGAGAAGCCGAAGCGTGTGCGTGCGGCAGCGGCACCGAAGCGGAGTTTTGTGAAGCAGTGGTGAGTTACGGCGCTAAAGTACCAAGAAGCCTGAAGTTAGAGGTCGAATGGCGATTCCCCCGTCCATAACAGCCGGCGTGGACGTGGTGTGGACTGACGCTGCGACCACGGATATTTTCGGCAACGCGGTAACGAGTGCAACGCATAATCTTACGTATTATTTCAGATTGAATACTGCAGGCGAGGGCGTGACCGCGACCGGCACTGCGTATTCAGATGGTTGGCAGATCACGATCCCGGCTGCAACCAGCGCCGGAATGGACGCAAGCACTGGGTGGTATTTCCAGGCGGTGCTGACTGCGATCAGCGGTGGTGCGGTTAGCGAATACAGCCGAGGTCAGATTGAGGTTCAGGCGTCACTGGCCTATGTGGGATCGCCTGCAGCATTTGACGGTCGGACGCAGGCGCAGAAAGATTTAGAGGCGGTTCAGGCTGCAATTCGCTCCCTGATGACAGGGGGCGCGACCCAGGAATATCGAATTGGCAATCGATCGCTGAAGCGGTATGACCTAGCTGATTTGCTAGCTCTTGAGTCGCAGTTGAAGGCAACTGTGGTGCGCGAGAATAAAGCGAAAATTATCGCCTCTGGTTTAGGCGATCCAAACAATCTGTTTATCCGCTTCGGTAACGGCTGATGGGCATCCGCACTAACATTCTGCGTCGTATTGGTCTCCAGCCGATCCCGAAGGCATTGCCACCTGTGAGGCGGCGTAACTATGCGGGCGCAATGATCAGTCGCCTGACTGCGGACTGGATGTCGTCGCAAGCGAGTGCGGACGCCGAGATTCGCACCAGCTTGAAAAAGCTGCGTGATCGCAGCCGCGAGATGGTGCGGAATAATCCGTACGCAAAGCAGGCAAAGCGGACAACGCAAATCAACGTTGTTGGCAGTGGCATCAAGATGCAGTCGCAGGTTGCGTTGCTGCGTGGCAATCGTCGCGATGAGCGTACAAATAGCCTGATTGAGCAGAAGTGGGCATCTTGGTGCCGCGCTGAGCATTGTGATGTAGCTGGGCGCCAAAGCTTCCACATGATGGAGTGGTTGGCAATTGGCGCACTGCCGGAATCAGGAGAGGCGCTGTTCAGGATTGTTCGTCGTCCGTTCGGTGGCAGTCGAGTGCCATTGGCGCTCCAGATGCTTGAGGCTGATTACCTGGATGAGGAGTATCAAGGCCCAACCCTCGCCCAGGGGAACGAATGGCGCATGGGCGTGGAGGTCAATGAATGGGGCCGCCCTGTGCGGTACGCCTTCCTCACGCGCCATCCAGGTGACTACTGGTTCCAGAATGCGCCGCAGCGAAATGAAAAGCATGTCTTCCTGCCGGCGGAAGATGTCATTCATTTGTTTATCCCGGAGAGGCCACAACAGCATCGTGGCGTGCCGTGGTTCCACTCTGTGATGGCTGACGCGCATCAGCTTCAAGGGTATGAAGAAGCTGCTGTGATTCGGGCGCGCGCTGGTGCGTCAATTATGGGTTTTATTACCAATCAAGAGGGCGAGCTAAATGCTGACGACGTTGAGAACGAGCGTCGGATCAGTGAGTTTGAGCCAGGGATGTTCAAGTATTTGATGCCGGGCGAGAACGTGACGGTGCCAAGCATCGATTCGCCGGATCAGCAATTTGAGATGTTTGTTAAAAATAAAGTGCGTCGATTTGCGAGCGGCTTTGGTTGTTCGTATGAGACGCTGAGCCGTGATTTTAGTGATACAAATTATTCAAGCAGCAGGCTGTCATTGCTTGAAGATCGCGAGCATTGGAAGGTTGTGCAGGCATATTTGATTGAGCATTTCCACTTGCGCGTATTCCGTGAGTGGCTGGGGCTGGCCGTGCTTGCTGGCGAGCTGCCGTTTGATGATTTTGAAGCGCGGCCTGAGCGTTATGACACGCCGCGCTGGATGGCGCGTGGTTGGGATTGGGTGGATCCGCTCAAGGAAGTGAAGGCTTATCGCGAGATGGAGCAGGCGGGCTACATGACCAAGGCGCAAATTGTTGCGAAACTTGGCGGTGACTTTGACGATAACTTGGCAGAGATTGCTCGCGAGCAGGCTGCTGCTGAACGTTTGGGCGTTGAGTTGGATCGGGACATCATTGAGCAGCCGATGTTGCCGGCTGATCAACCGTTACCGCAGGAGGAAGGCTGATGGGCGCAATGCCGACTGATGGGATGCGCGAAGAAGCGCGCAGATATCGAGAGTGGAAAGCTGAAGGACGCAAGGGTGGAACTGAGGTTGCAGCCAGGCGTGCTGGGCAGATTTTGAGCGGTGATGAGCTGAGCAATGAGACTATTCGCACGATGAGTGCATGGTTTGCTCGTCATGAGGTTGACAAGCGAGCTGAGGGTTTCAGTCCTGGCGAAGAAGGGTATCCATCGCCTGGCAGGGTGGCATGGGCAGCCTGGGGAGGTGACTCGGGTAAAACATGGAGTGATGCATTTGTGGCTCGTATGGACTCTGATCGTGAATTGACCGCTGATTTGACCGCGCCACAGGTGCAGTTGTATGAAGCTTTTGAGGAAATTGCGGAAGAGCTTGGTCAGTTTGGCCAGGATTCTGGTCCGAATGGATCGCATTACATGGCCGAAAGTCCGTTTGCTGAAGACGGAATGGTTTGTGCTAATTGCGCGTTTTACGCCGGTCCACGCGCTTGCGAAATCGTGAGCGGCGACATTGCGCCGGAGGGCGTATGCAAGTTTTGGATTATTCCAGAGCGTTTAATGAATGAATCGGTCGAGATGGAAGAGGGCCGGCCATATCCCAATGAGCACGCTGCAAGGCTGCGGGATCCAGGGCAGTACGACCGCTTCCGCCGTCGCAACAATGCTGCCGGCAAAGGAGTCGATTTTATTTTTGGAATCAAGACTGGTGAGAGTGGCGCCGAGCTACAGGCAATTCGCTTCAAGCTTGCTGAGTTCACTGCCACTGAAGCGCGCGCGTGGCTACGCGAACGAGATTACGAGCCGATTCAATTCGAAGAGGCAACAGGCGAGCGCTCTAAAGTGGACGAAATTGAGAACGCAGCCGTGACCGAAAAACGTGCAGCGCCTGACGCGCTGAAGGAAGGTGATTTTGTTTCGTGGAACAGCTCTGGCGGTCGCGCACGCGGTCGTATTGAGCATGTGATGCGTGAAGGTACGTTGGGCGTGCCTGAAACTGAATTCAGCATTGATGCAACCGAAGAGGATCCGGCTGCGTTGATTCGGATTTATCGCGATGGTGAAGCGACTGAGACGATGGTGGGCCATCGTTTTAGTACTTTGACCAAGATCGATCCGATCCGTGCCACCGAGGGCGGCAAGTTTCAGCGATCTGAGGTGACTTCATTCCGCGCGCTGGATGAAGAGCGGAGCTTTGAATTTCCGTTTAGCTCTGAGTACCCCGTGATGCGGTACTTCGGGAATGAAGTGCTGAGCCACGAGATGGATGCAGCAAATCTGAGTCGTCTGAACGATGGCGCCCCGCTGCTGTTTAATCACGATCCCGATCGCGTGGTCGGCGTTGTGGAGCGCGCTTGGGTTGATGGCAAGAAAAAGCGCGGCTATGTGAAGGTGCGCTTCTCGCGTAACAAGTTTGCGCAAGAAGTGCTCGACGATGTCCGCGATAATATTTTGCGCGGCATCAGCTTCGGCTATTCGATCGACAAGATGGAAGAGCGAGGCGATGACTTTGTAGCGACCAGATGGTCGCCTTACGAAGTCAGCGTGGTCTCTATACCTGCTGACCCTACGATTGGGATCGGCAGGTCTCTAACTGATGAGACCGTTGTTCAAGCGGCCCCAGCCGCATCACCAACACCTGAACCCGAAATGGAAAACACTCCAGATCTGGAGGTGATCCGGTCCGAGGCCGTTGAGGCCGAGCGTACCCGTATCGCCGCCATCAGTGCACTGGGCGATAAGCACCAGATGCAAGACCTGGCTCGCGAGCTGATCGACGGTGGTCGCACTATCGACGAAGCTCGTGCTGCTGTCCTTGAAAAACTCGGCACTCAACCCGTGGAACAAGTCATTCGCTCTGCTGACATCACCTCTAACGATGTCGGCCTCTCCGATAAGGAGACCCGTTCGTTCAGCTTTGCTCGCGCACTGAACTTCCTTGCTAACCCCAGCGACGTTTCTGCTCGTCGGGCTGCCGAGTTTGAGATCGAAGTCGGTAAGGCTGCTGCTCAAAAGTATGAGCGCTCCTCTAACGGCATCGTGATCCCCAACGAGGTGCTGCGTCGCGATCTGGTGGTGGGTACTCCTACTGCTGGTGGCAACCTGGTGGCCGATGAGCTACTGGCCGGTAGCTTCATCGATCTGCTGCGCAATCGTCTGGCACTGGCCCAGGCTGGCGTGACCATGCTGACCGGCTTGCAAGGCAACATCAGCATCCCCCGTCAGACTTCTGCCGCTACCGCCTACTGGGTGGGTGAGAACGGTTCGCCGACCGAGAGCCAGCAGGCAATCGATCAGGTCAACATGACCCCCAAGACTGTGGGTGCTTTTGTTGATTACAGCCGTCGTCTGCTGCTGCAGTCTTCCATCGATGTGGAAGGCATGATCCGCAACGATCTTGCTCGCGTGATCGCTCTTGAGCTTGACCGCGCTGCCATCTACGGCACCGGCTCTAGCAACCAGCCTCTGGGTCTGACCAACACCACCGGTATTGGCAGCCAGACCATCACCACCTTCGGTACTTTTGCTGAATACATCGGCATGGAAACCGATGTGGCATCTGCCAACGCTGATGCCGGCAGCCTGCGTTACGTGATTAACGCTGCTGCTCGCGGTGCGCTGAAGTCGACCGAAAAAGCGACCAATACCGGCGCTTTTGTCTTTGAGGACAACGAGATCAACGGCTACCCAGTGATCGTGTCGAACCAGCTCCAGAACAACGATGCGCTGTTCGGTGACTTCTCCATGATGATCATGGGTATGTGGTCTGGCCTGGATCTGACCGTTGATCCCTATGCCGGCGCTACTGCTGGTACCGTTCGCGTGATTGCACTGCAGGACGTGGACGTGGCTGTTAAGCAGCCTGGCGCCTTCTGCCTCGGCACCTGATCATGAGGATCGAGATCCTGCGTCAAGTCATGATCTCGGGGGAGCCAGTTCAGGCTGGCTCCTTTGTCGAGGTCACTGAGGCTGACGGCAATCTGTTGGTTGGTAGCGGTAAGGCCGTTGTGGCACCTGCCGTTGAGAAGCCCGCACCTGTTGAGGTGACGGAAGAGCCTGCTCCAGTGCCTGCTGTTAAGCCGGTGCGGAAGGCTAAGACTGTGACTTCTGAATTCCCCACTAAAGACTGATCATGTCTATCCTCTCTACTGGCCTGGAGAAGCTTCAGCATTTTGCGCTGGCTCCTACTGCTCAACGCACTTCCAACCTCGATGGCACTGCCGTCGACATGAATGACTACGAGGGCGACCTTGTGATCATCCTTGACGTCGAGGCTGGTGGTACTTCGACTCTGGATGTAAAAATCCAGTCCAGCGACACTTCCGGCGGTAGTTACACCGATGTGACCACCGCTTTCTATCGCGGTGGCTCTGAGGTCGCTTCTGCTGCCGTTGCCTTCACCCAGGTGAGCACCTCTGCTTCCAAGCAGTATCTGGTGTTCCCCAAGGGCGCTGCTAAGCGTTGGATCAAGGCTGTGTCGACCACTTCGACCTCGACCCACACCTATTCGATTAACGGTGTTGGCGTGAAGAAGTACGGCTGATAGCCGTACTGCATTGGCCCTGGGTTGCTTCGGCGGCCTGGGGCTTTATGCTGTTTGCATGGCATTCACCGAAGACCTAAGCGTATTTTTGGCTGATTTCGGCGTTCCGATTTCGGCTGGCGCTGCGAGCGGCTTGGGGATTTTGGATATGCCAAGCGAGATGATCGCTGACGGAGTAGTTCTTACGACTGACTACAAAGTCACTTGTCTAGCGAGCTTGTTTGGTGATTTGCAATACGGCGCTGGCGTCAACGTTGATGGATTGCCCTATACGGTGCGCAATGTTGAGCTGCTTGATGATGGCAAATTTTGCGATTTGATGCTGCAGCGAAGCGCGACACCAGTGCTTGCTGCAGTGTCGCCTGCGGTGCTTGATGGCGATGGTGTTGAGACAGTGAGCGAGGTTATCCTTGATGGAGGCGGTCCTGCGACCGTTTATATCGACGGTAATGTTCTTGAAGGCGGAGCGCCATGAGCGACACGATCACCCGGTTCAAGCTTCGTAACGGTACTGCTGCTGCGTGGACTGCGGCAAATCCGGTGCTGCTGGCGGGTGAGGCTGGGATTGAAACTGATACGCGCAAGCTGAAGCTGGGCAACGGATCCACGGCCTGGAATTCGTTGCTGTACGTACAGGGGCTGGAAGATGATAATCCAGAATTTACTACGCTTTCCGTCACTGGCGTAGCGACTCTTCCACACATTCACGGCGCACTTGCTGGGCCTGTTTATATTCATTGCCACAATGGCACTGCTGGCACATTGGCGAAAGGCACACCTGTGTACATCACTGGCAATGTTGGCAATACAGCCAATGTGATTGTGGCAGCGGCTGATGCATCAAATTTGGCCAAGATGCCAGCGATTGGCATTCTTGATCAGGCGTTGGCTGCTGGTGCTGACGGGCATGTGGTGATCTCAGGTGAAATCACGCAGATGGATACAAATGGCTATGCGGTTAATTCTCCTTTGTACGTAGCAAATGGTGGAGGCTTCACAACAACAGCGCCACTCAACGGCCAGGCGATCGGCCGTGTTACAAGAGGCAATAGCAATACGGGAGCTTTGGTTGTGATGGGGCCAGGAATTACTGACAATGTGGACGAAGGCGTTTATTGATTGGAATTATGAGCATGGATCGCGACACCTTCAAGAACTGGGTCAAGGTCATGCAAGCGCTAGAAGAGGCCGGAAAGACAGATAGCTATATTTATTATCGAGCGAAATCAATTGTGACCAAGCAGGTCGATCCTGGCGCGTTTGGTCCGCTTCCGAAGCGAGGATTCAATGACCACTAAGCGCGAACAGATCCTGAGTGCGATTGCAAGCGCACTCGCTAGCACTGCGGGTGTGAATGGTCGCGTGTATCGCAGCAGAGTGACTGCGATGCAGCGCGCTGAGTCGCCTGCAGTTGTAATTGAACCGATCAGCGATACGCCAACGCAAAACACCAGCTTGCCGACATTGGATTGGCGGATGCGTGTGCGTGTGACCGTGATTGTGCGCGGTGACACGCCAGATCAACTTGCCGATCCGATTATTGAGAGCATGCACGCCAAGATGGTGGCTGATTTGACGCTTGGCGGCTATGCAATTGACGTACAGCCGGACGAAGTGACGTACAACATGCTGGACGCCGATCAGCCTGCCGGTGTAATTTTTAATGATTATATCATTCAATATCGCACAACTGTGGCAAGTTTGGCGACGTAGAGTCTGATAAGCCGCGCGATTTACAGTGATTGATGAGTTTCAAGGGCAAGGTGGCTCGTACATCCTTGACCCCGAGACAGGCATCCGCACTCTCGTTAAGCGGACGCTGCCACCTGTTCCACAAGAGGTAATTTCCAATGCCCCTTCTAACTCGGAAGCGCCTGATCCTTCTGGAGACGGAATCGACGTACGGGACGGATCCGATTCCGACCGGCGTCGACGCCGTTCTGGTTCGCGATCTGAATATCACTCCTCTGCAGAGTGATGTTGTCAGCCGTGATCTGATTCGCCCTTATCTGGGTGCGTCTCAGCAACTGCTGGCTAATACTCGTGTTGAGTGCACCTTCAGCGTTGAATTGGCTGGTTCTGGTGTCGCTGGTACCGCTCCTCGCTATGGCAAGGCTCTGCTTGCTTGTGGCATGAGCGAAACCATCGTGGCTACTACCAGCGTGACCTATGCGCCCGTTAGCGCAAGTTTTGGTAGCTGCACCATCTACTACAACATTGATGGCCTGCTGCACAAGGTGACTGGCGCTCGCGGCACTTACACGCTGAATGTAGCCGTTGGTGAGATCCCCACCATTGATTTCACTTTCACTGGTGTGTACAACGCTCCCACTGACACCGCAGCTCCTTCGGTCACCTACGCCGATCAAGCCAACCCGGTAGTTGCCAGAAACGGCAACACCACGGACTTTCAGTTGCTGTCTTATGCGGGATGCCTGCAGTCGGTGACTTTTGACATCGGCAACACCCTGGTTTATCGCGATTTGATCAACTGCACCAAACAGGTGCTGCTGACCGATCGCGCCAGCACTGGCAGTGTGACCATCGAAGCACCAACCATTGCGCAGAAGGATTACTTCACTGCTGCGCTTGCTGACGGCGCGCTTGGCAACCTGCTGTTCCAGCACGGCCAGACCGCCGGCAACATCGTTGATTTCGTCTCCACCAAGGTCGACATCGGCGATGTCAGCTACAGCGACCAGGATGGCATCCACATGCTGACCATCCCCTACACCTGCGTCCCCTCGACCGCAGGCAACGACGAGTTCAGCCTCGTCTACACTTGATTCGTTGGACAGACGGATGATGAGGGCCGGTAATGCGGCCCTTTTTTATTGGGTGTATGCTGTTGCAGTATCGCGTGCATTACGCATGGCATTTGTCCGCAAAAAGGTAAAGGTTTTCTCTTGGCCCGTTTCCATCGAGGAGCCGAGTGATGGCGGCACCTTTGATACTGCAACGTTCGACGCAAAATTCAAGCGTGTTGGGCGCAAAGAGTTCCAGAAGCTTGGCGAGAAAGGCGAACTGGATCTTCTGAAGGTGATCATGGTTGGTTGGGAAGGAATTCTTGACGAAGACGGCAAAGAGATCCCGTTTTCGCTTGAGGCAATGCGTGAGTTCAGCGATGACCCATATTGGATTCGCGGTGTGCTGAAGGCGTATACCGAGACTTTTGACGGCGGTCGCCAGGGAAACTAAAAGATGCTGCCGTCTATTGGGCGGGCGGTGGCAAGCGAATAGAAGACAAAACCAAGGAGGACGCTGCCGTGTTTGGCATCGTCCTCCCTGAGCAACCTGCCGAGCGATCGAATGATTTTGAGGTTTGGGAGGAAAATTGGGATGTGGTGATGATGTTCTTGCGTATGCAAACGCAATGGACGACCACGATGGCGGGTTATATGGGGCTGCGATATGACGTGCTCGTTTGCCCCGGCGGAATGTTCGACCTCTACAATGTGGAGAATCGCCGCGAGATGCTTGAAGACCTCCAGATCATGGAGGCTACGGCATTAAGCGAATTGGCCAAGGACAAGGATGGCTAAACAGGTAAGCGAAATTCTCGTCAAGCTTGGCATCCAGGGCGCTGAGGGCCTGGACAAGCTAAAGAGTTCGTTTCGCGAGCTTGAAAAGTCTATTGGTCCATCTGATGCAACAATTCAAAAGGCGCGCAAAAGCATTCTTGACTTTGGCGAAGCAAGCGGAAAAAGTGAGCAAGTTATTCGTGGTCAACTTGAGGCATTTCGTGGCCTGAAATCACAGGCGGAAATTAATGGTGCGACTTTTATAAAACTTACCGAAGATATTAAAAAGCTTGAGATTGAATTAAGCGGCTCTACTGCTGCAATAAATCGTCAACGTGACGCCATCCTGAGATCGACTGCTGCTTCTCAAGGCAATGCAGATGCATTGCGCAAGCAAGCCGAAGCCCTGGGCAGGCTTCAGCAGCAAACACGACCTGGATCTGCCGCTTTTATTCAGCTTGGCAAAGATATTGAAAGAGTAGATGAAAAATTAGTCAAGGTTCGCAGTGAAGCGCAAGCATTTGCCTTTACCTTGAATCAAATTCCAGCCGCAAGCGTAGAAAAACAAGTAAGGCAAATTGAAACCTTAAGGCGTACTATGAATACGCTTAAAATTACAAGTGATGAATATTTAGAAACACTGCAAAGAATTAATCTTGTTAGCGCTGTTCAAGCAACCACTACTGGCAGGCAACAGGTAAGAGCTGCCAACCAGATGTTTGAGAGCGGCCTTTTTGAACGATTTATACAAAGTCGTGCACAAGCGCTTCCACTTCCTGAAACGACTGCTGGGCTGCAGCAAAGGATTTCCGAAGTCAATCAGGAGCTTGCAAACGTAACTGGATACGAGCGCAGGCGTGCGCTGACGATTGAGTTGATTGATCTTAATCGTCGACTTAAAAATACAGTTGTTGAAATTACAACTACGGAAGAACTAGCCGCAATGGCCACAAGGCAGCGGGCCTCTGCTGCGCGTGAAGTTCTTGGTCGATCTGGTTTTGGCGCATTCTCCGCTGATGTTCGCGCTCGCGGCGCAGAGGGTGCTTATGATCCTGGCACTCAAAAAGCAATGCAGCGTGCCAGGAATCGGATTGTCAATCAAGACGCTGTTAGCGAAATTGAACTTTTATATAGTCGCTGGGAAAAAGCGTATTCTGATATTGAAAAGTTATTTGAAGACCATCAGGTCAGCAAAGCTGAAATTGCGGCAAAGGGAGCGATAGCTCAAAATGAAATCTTGGATAGGCAGCACAGTCAATCCTTGAGGGCTCAGCAGCAAAGATTCGAGGAGGAGCTTGCTTTATTTGATCAAAATTTGAAGCAGCGAGATCAACTGCTTCAAAGGCGGACAGCAGTCAAAGGCATGCTTGGTCTTGAGGGACGCGAACTGTCTCCCTTGTATCAAGGGATTGTGGACATTGGGACTCGTCGTGCTGCCGGAGAGCAGGCCCGAATGGGCAAGACACCTCAGCAGGCGCTTGCAGATATTATCAGCGTATTTAATTCTGACCTCGATAAAGCCGGAAACGGCTTCCTGGAATCCGAGCGTCAACTTCGTGAAGCAGCAATTAATTTTGCTAGCGGGTCAGAAGAGGTTAAGCGTGCTTTTGCTCGCATTCCCCTTGGTCAGACGCCCGCTTCAATGTTTCCTGGCGGCGCCGAGGTGCCTTCTGAGTACATTTCACGAATCAGGGGTGGAGCCGGAACTGCTGATCTTCCTGATTTTGAGTCGTTCCGAAAAGGAACAACACGTGAATTGCAACTTGTCCGGCAATCATTGCAAGAGTTGCGCTTGGATCTAAATCCTTTAGCGGCGGGATTTGAGGCTACCGAAAAGCGCATTGTTCGTAGCATTGGAAATATCGACAAAGAGCTTGAGAAGCGTCAGCTTGGTGGTCGCGGTCGCATGAGCGGAATGCAAGTCGCTCAAGCTGCTGGCGCTGCATTGAGTGGCGGCATCTTTGGTGGTCCCGAAGGTTTCCTCGGTGGCGCAGTTGGCGGTGTGTTTGGCGGCGTGGGCGGTGCATTTGCTGGTGCTGCCGCTGGTGCGCAAGTTGGCATGCTGAGGCAGCAGCTTGGTGGATTTGCTGACTACGCAGCACAGATCCAAAAGATGCAGATCGCACTGCGAGATGCGGCTGGAAGTCAGGATCAATTCAACCAAGCTGTTGAAGCAGCTAATTTTGCGGTGCGCAACCTGAATGTGCCGCAAGATGTTGCGATTCAAGGCATGACGAAATTGACCGCTGCGGTGAGAGGAGCAGGCGGTCAGGTCACTGATGCCGAATTGGTCTTCAAGAATGTCACCGCAGCAATCAAAGCGACCGGCGGCTCGGCACAGGACGTTGATGGCGCAATCACTGCAATGGTGCAGGTGTTCTCGAAGGGCGAGGTAAGCGCAGAAGAGTTAAGCGGTCAGCTTGGCGAGCGCTTGCCCGGTGCAGTTACGAAGTTTGCCCAAGCGAACGAAATGACACTGCCTGAGCTGTCAAAAGCGCTCGAGCAAGGTCAGGTTGGCTTGAACAAACTAATGAATTTCATCGTGCAGCTTGGTGATGAACACTCTGGCACCGCAAATCAGATCGCAGATTCCAGTCAGGATGCTGGCGCGCGTCTGACGGTGGCATTCAACGATATGAGGATTGCGATTGGCGAAACGCTTCAGCCCGTTGGTGCGCAATTCCAGGAAGCCTTCGCTGATTTCATCGTAAATATCACTCCAGGTCTTGTAGCGGCGGCCAAAGCGGTCGGGGATGGGATCAAGTTTATTATTAACAATGCATCACAAATTGGTGCTGTTGTTGAATTTGCAGCAAAGCTTGCTGGCGTCACTCTTGCCCTGAAAGCCTTGCAGGCGATGCAGGGGCCAATCGGCGCTTTGTTCCTTGCCCTTCAGGGTGGATTTACTGCCACCACAGCACAAGCGGCTGCAGCTCAGACTCGAATTATTGCTTTCGGTACGGCAGTTAAAGCTGTTGCCGCATCACTTGTGGCCCCACTTGTTATTACTGTTTTAATTTCTGGTGCTCAGGTTGTTATTAGTTGGCTTAATAAAGTAAAAGAAGCTCAGGACAGAGTTAAGAAAGCAGCGACTGCAACAAGAGGTGAATCTTGGGTGCAGGAAATTGGTGGCTCTGCTGCTGATTATGCAACTTTAAAAAATCAAGTTCAAGCCGCAGGAGATACCTATCAATATCTTGCTGACAAAATTAAGGCTGCGCGACAGGAAATGGCTAGCACGCCATTCAAGCCAAGGCGTGAATTTCTTGCTCAGCAAATTGCAGCGGATGAGGCGCAAATGGCTGTTGCGCAATCTCGTTATCGGGCTGGAATTACTGCGCTGGGCGGTCGTCAGCCAACTCGCCCTGCCCTAACGCAGTTCCCGGATATCGCTGGAGATGGCGCCAAGGGCAAAGCAGACAAGGCTGCCAAAGATGCGCAAGTTGCTGCCGATCAGCAACAGCGACTCAACGAAACACTTATGCAGCAGCGCATTCGCATGGAAGATGCGGTGTTCAAGCATCAAGTTGAGCTTGACAAGCGCCGCCACGACATGCAACAAGAGCGGCTCGACCTCGAGGCGCGTGTCCGTATTAGCGGCCTAAGTGGCGTGCAGCGTCGGATGGCTGCCGATTACGAGGCTCTTCGCAAGGAGCTGCAACAGCTCGAGGACCGCAACCGTGAAGCCGCAACCGCAGTACGCGCCGCTCAGCAACAGTTCACCGCCGCTCAACAGATGCGCACTGTTACCTCCACGGGCGGCGAGACAGTTGGCGTATCCACAAGCGTCGGCATTAACACCGACACGATTACACGCGCTACGCAAGCAGCCTCTAAGTTCAACGGCATCGCTAATCAGTGCTCTGAGTCTGTAAAGGAGTTCTATAAGTCACTTGGCATTACGCTGCCGGGTGTCACAGCCTGGGCAGACACGGTGCGCAATGCCGGCACTGTCATGCGCGACTGGAGCAAACTGCAGCCAGGTGACATCGTCGCTACAGGCCGTCCTGGCGATACACCTCACGTAGGCGTGTACACAGGTGGCAACAACGTATTCCACCAATCACGCAGCAGAGGCCTCAGGGCAGGCAATTATCCCGATCTGGATTACTTCAGGTCTGGCTACTTTGTCCGCCCTGGTCAAGCCATGGATCAAGGCCGCCTACCTGGCGGGATCGCCACTCAACAGCGTCGTGCCGCGACAGACCTTGGTGACGTCGAAGTCGCTCGCCTGGGTCTTCAAGCTGCACAAACCGCGCAGCGCGACACCCAACAACAGACCGCAGCCTTACGGCCTAATTTGATCAAACTGAGCATTAGCCAAAGTCTGCAGCCTCTGCGCGACCAAAACGAAGAGCTGCAGAAGTCAATCAACCTAGAGCAGCAAAGAATTCGCCTGGTCGCCGAAGGATTCGGCGCTAAGCAGATCGACCACCTGATGAAGATAAATGAAAAAGAAGCCGAGCGCGCTGAGCTTATAGCCGCCACTACACAAATCTATGGCGCCGATACTGAAGAAGCAAATATTCGAATTGCTGAAACAAATAATTTGTACGATCAGCAGATTCAAAAACTAGAGCGCCTGTATGAAATCCAGGAGGCCCCTGGTGTAGCCCTGCAGGAGCGCATCGGCATGCTCAAAGCGGAGGTAGCCGAACTAGCGGATTACGAAAACGTGATTATCTCAATGTCCCAGACAGTCGAGCAGTCCTTCGCCACAGCCATCGGCTCTGCGGTGAGCTCCTTGGTGACCGGCTCTTCCAGCATCAAGCAGGTCCTAGCCGACATGTTCCGCAGCATCGGCGAAGCTTTTATCCAAATGGCCGCTCAGATTATCGCTAAGCAGTTAGTCATGGTCGCGCTTGGTTCGATCATGAAAGCACTTGGTTTGGCTTCTGGAGCTTCTTCCGGAACATTTGATAAGGGATACTTTGATCCTGCTACAGGACTCGGTGCTGCCGGTCCCAATTTTGGGCTGGCAAAAGGAGGGTATTTTGCGAATGGCATGGCGAATCTTCCCGCGAATTCCGTTCGTCCTTTCGCAATGGGAGGCATTGTTACCAAGCCGACATTCTTCAAGTTTGCAAATGGCGGCACCATGAGCAATGGCGTAATGGGTGAGGCTGGCCCTGAAGCGATCATGCCGCTCAAGCGTGGTGCTGATGGCAAGCTTGGCGTTGCTGCTCGCTTAGATGGTGCCATGAAGCGCTATCGCTCTACTCCTGGCTCTGCAGCCGCTGCAGCAGAAGGTGACGCTGCATCGCTGGCGGCAGTAGGTGCGGCCACAATGGAGCCGATCGACGTGCGCTACAGCATCGAACGCATCAACAACGTGGACTACGTCACCGCCGACCAGTTCCAGCGCGGCATGGCGCAAGCCGCCCAACAAGGCGCGATCCAAGGCGAACGCCGGGCCATGCGTAGCCTCAAGAACAGTAGTGCGACGCGCCGAGGAGTTGGCTTGTAATGGAATACGCCTACGGCCACCTGCTCGACATCGGTCCCAGCGGCCAAGCCGCCCAGTTTCGCTTCCAGAACTACGCCATCAACCAAAACGTTGACGGCTACTTGTTTTTGCCGTTCAGCTTCGGTGGCGCGGTAGCCACCCTCCAAGGCGACAACTTGGATGCCACGCTCCAGTTCGCCAACATCGAAATGACCCGCGCGTGGATTGTTGACGCCCTCGATAACCTATGGGTTGCCAAGGTCACCACGGTGCTCTGGGAACCCTCCACTGGAGCAGTCCAGCGCACCCTTTACACCTACTGGGGCACCTGCTCTAGCGGCGGCTGGGATGAGGTCAACATCCAAGTCAGCCTGAACTCTGTGCTCGACGCTGTGCAATCCAACATCCCCGGCCGCAGGCTGCACCGCTGGCAAGTCGGCAGCATTCCGTTCACCGCGCAAATCAGTGTGTGAGCATCTGATCGGGCGACGCTACGAGTACGGAGGCGACGACTGCATCCACCTCGTCATCGACGCGCTCAAAGCCCTCGGCAAAAACCCGCCAGACGTTGCCGACGACTGGTACAAACTCAGCCCACGCGGCATCTTGCGCGAGCTGGCGCTGTACTGCGACACCCTAGACGTGCCCGCCTACGATGGTGACATCATTCTGTTTGGCGCCAAGCCACCTGAATTCGGAGTCCAATGGCAGAGTGGCGTCCTCTTCATCAACCACTTGATCTCCGCAGTGGACTGGAAACCGGCGGCAAGCTTTACGATCCGCCGCTCCTACCGTATGAAATCGCGCTGATTGAAGCGCTTGGCTGCAGCGAAGAAGAGTACAAAGCATTTGTTCGCCATGCAGCTCAACGGACGTATGTACGTCCTGCCGAATATGAAAATATCCCAGAAATTTATGCGGCAATGGTTCCGGTTGTTGTTGCTGCTGCAGCCAGCGCAAAAACAGTTGCTACAACTATTGCGGTAAATGTTGCCATTGGCTTAGCGCTTACAGCCGTAAGTCTTTTGCTGGCACCAAAAGCACCAGCCCTTGAAACACCCGCCAAAATTCGCGGCAAAAAGCTTGCTGATCAGATTGGCCCAACCCGCTTCAATCAAACCACCAGCTTCGATAACATCAGCGCCCTTGCTGAATACGGCCAGCCAATTCCCATCCCCTTCGGCAAGCGGGGCACTGGAGCTGACGGCGCCCTGACCGGCGGTTTGATTCTTGCGCCAGCATTGGTGTGGAGCCGCATCTACAGCTACGGCAGCTACCAAGCGTTTGAAGGTATCTACGTTGCTGGCGAGTATGGCAGTGATGCCCCTGAGCTTGGCGGCATCCGCGTGGGCACCACAGCGCTGAACAGCCTCGGCAACCGCGATTTTGCTGTTTACTGGTCCTCCCAGCTCGGTGAAAATCGCCCTACACCCAGCCGGCGCATTGCTGGTACAGATCAGGGTGGCGCCAGCGGCACTGTTGGCCGCCAGATTTTTACTGCCCCCACCGAGGACGGACAGTTCAGCCAAGGATTTTCCATGGCGTACACCCCGCAAGCGGATACGTCGTTTGGAACAGCCGAGCCAATCCACAACGGCACGGCCTTCCGCTTCAACTGGGAAATCATCTCGGCGCCTTATGCAGCAACTGAAGGCCCGGACAATAAAGATGCTCGCGTAGAAACTCAAGCCCGCCGCCGTAAGATTGCTGGTTCCGATGCTGATGTTCTGCATTTATATACAGGTCAACCGAAGGAAGACATCGGGCAAATAGGGATGCCAGGTGTGGGCCGCGCCTACTCCCGCCGCATGGGTTTTGTTACCCACAACGGCACAACCTACGACAACCGCACAATCGTGCCAGTGTCAGAAAATGACACGCTGGTATTTGAAATCAACGGCACCAACTGGAAAGAATTCAATCAATCAGACTTCAAAGACACAGAAGTAAACGTCAAAGATCTAAAAACATCTGCTGATTCGTGGCGAGCCCGTGCATCTGATTTGTTAGCAATCGGCTCCAAGTGGATCATCGGCTCTTCTGTTTGGGTCGTAGAAAGTCGCAGTCCTGATACTTGGAAAAAAGGTGTTACACAGCAAATCACATTCCGCTGCACTGCAATTACAGGTGTTGCCACCGTAGGCATCCCTGGCACACGCACCGTCCGCGAACCTCTCGGCGGTTACGAAGGCAGCCTTTTCAACCCCAATAAGCACTGCGGCGCAGCTTTCTTCAACATCTGCCGTCTGCATATGGCAAGCATCCGTCCCGTGCGACGTGATGCCCAAGTCATCGAAATTGGACTCCGCAGCCAAGTCTGGAACCGCGCCAACGGCCTATGCAACTTCAACGCAATTCCTACTCCTTTTAAGCTGCATCAGCTCGACAAGCAGGACATAACGCTTACAACGCCTCGAATGGATAAGTACTTCGAGCGCACATCGTGTTTCTCTATTTGGGTGCGTCCTGTTCAGGTGTACGGTCAAGCCCAGCAGCCTTGGCGCAGAATGCCGCAAGTTTTCTGCGTTACTGGTAATGCACCAGTCGATCAGTACAACTACATCCGCATTCGTCCTAAGCAAATTGGATACTACGAGTACCGCTTTATTCCGCGTACAGGATCAGATATCGCAATCAATAGTATCGACACGAATCAAGTCGTCCGGCTTAACGCAAACACCGGAGCTGAATTTGGTCGAGACTATGCAACAGATTACGGTGCTTTCCGCGTAACGACAAACGGTGATGTCATATCTATTGCTGACATTCGTTTGAACGACGAACTCGTAACGGACCCGCAAGAGGGCAGCAGCGTAACCACCACTCAAACAACTATTCCATCAGCACTATCGCAGTACGACACCACATCCAGCAATGGCAGCGTACAACAGATTACTAATGCGTGGCTCACTGCTGTACTGGGCTATGCACGTGACAATGCGGGTAAAGAAAACAGTGCTGACATAACATTCGACAAGCCCAACGTCGGGCAAATTGTGTTTACTGTCAAAGCTACGTCCGTAGCCGGCGTACTGGGCTCTACTATTGGAAATGTATACCTAACTACAAACAAAGGAAGCACGTATATATGGAGCGGCGTGTCTTTCACGGTAAAGTCCGCGAACGGAACATGGAATACATCGCACGGATTTACAGTAGTTGTAAATGTTGATAACGATTTTTCAAAAGTAGGCGGCTACTCGGCAGTCAACGTTGCCTTTGCTGTTACTGCTGTTCAAGCCGTATCCACAGTCGACAGCTCCACAGTCAGCAGCGCTGAGCGCGTCTTTGAAGAAGCTTCACAGGTTTCAGACTGCAGTCACTACCTGGAGCTGACCAAATCAAACGAAAGCGGGCCAGAGCATCAGATCGTTTACGTCAACGAGTGCCTTTCCAACGAAACACTCGCCGAGTATTACGGCATGTCCACACTGGGATTTACTGTTAAATCCAGCGGTCAACTGGGCGGCATCGGTCAAATCCGCGCTTGGGTCCCAACCGGCATCAGCGTGTACCGCTTGATCGAGCGCGACAACAGACCCAGCAACCTTTTCGCCGATCTTGTCTACTACCTGCTGACCAGCAAAAGCCAAGGTGTCGGCAACGTCGTACCCACAGAGCTGATCGACGTCGAGTCACTCACCACAACCGCCCAATACCTACGCGCCAACAAGATCTTCTTCGATGGCGTGGTGGAAGACAGCGACAGCCTGCGCTCGTTCCTTTACGACAACGCAGCGCTTCAGCTCTGTAACTTCACCATCAAAAACGGCCGATTCGGCATGATGCCGGCGCTGCCTTACGACAGCAGCTACCAGATCAGCACCACGCCCATCGCTATCGAGCAGATCTTCACCTCGGGCAACATCATCCAAGACAGCCTGCAAGTCCAGTACATCGACGCCGCCCAACGCGCCAACTTCCGCGCCTTGGTTACCTGGCGCGTCACCGTCGAAAACGATCTGCCGACACAAGCCTCCGCTTTGGTCGACTGGGCCGACATCCCCGAAGGCAACCGCTCCACGACCCAGCAAACCTTTGACCTAACTGACTTCTGCACCAACCGCGCCCAAGCACTGAAGACCGCACGGTTCCTGCTGAGCATCCGCCGCCGCGTCACTCACACCGTCAGCTTCAAGACCGTACCCGATGCTCTCGGCATCCAACCCGGTTCCTACATCCGCGTCATCACCGAAGCCACCACCTACAGCGCCACCAACAACGGCGGCATCACTGACGCTGGGACCCTGGTCAGCGTCACCTCCATTGCAAACGGCAGTTACGACGCCCTGATCTACAACCCCACTACGAGCGCTGTAACCGAGCAGCGCATCACGATCCAGAACAACACCGTCACAAACGCCGCCCTACGCGGCTGCCTTTTCACCCTGCTCAGCCTTCAAACCAGCGCCTCCGTCTACCAAGTGGAGCAACTAACGCTGGACGAGGACGGCTTGGTAAATATCAGCGCCGTAGAAGTGCCCGTCGATTCCACTGGCGTTAGCATTGTGGCTAAGGACGTGCTCACTGAAGCAAATTTCCGCGTGCTGGAGTAATGGCTTTTCCGACACTGACGCCAACCAGCCGCGAGTTCAGCCCTGGTGCATGGCCTATCAAAAATTACAACTCACAATCCGGCGCCGAGATCCGAATTTTGTACGGATCTCAACGTACCAACGCCAAGCTCGGCCTTAGCTACGAAAACGTAACTGACGCAAACGCCCAGCTCTTTATCGACGACTTCAACTTAAATATCGGCACACTTCGTACTTTCACGCTTCCCTCTGCCACACGAAACGGTTGGAACGGCAGCGCGGCAACTTTGGATGCGCCGCCTGGCACAAAGTGGCGCTACGAAAGCGAGCCACAAATCCGCTCAGTGAGACCCGGCCGTAGCAGCGTTACAGTGAATCTGGTGGCGGTAATCTAATGGCCAAGGTTTATACCGGACGCGACGGTCGCCTACTGATCGACGGCACCGAACAAATCAAGGTCAGCAACTGGACCTTGACCGGCTCTCTTGAAGTGCTGGAAACCACCACGCTTGGCGAATCACAACGCAGTTACGCGCCAGGCGTCCAAGAATTCAACGGCAGTGCCACACTGCTGTACTACAAAAACGACACAGGCCGCAACGACGCCGCCACGGCTCTGAAGAAAGTGCTGCGTGTTGCTGGTGTATCCAGCAGCGATACCGTCACAATGCGTCTGCGCTTGGTGGACGGCAACACAAACAGCGACGTGCAGCTCACCGCTTACATCACCAGCGTCTCGTTTGGCGCCAGCGTTGGTGAAGTTAGCTCTGCCCAGATCAGCTTCCAAGCCACTGGTGCACTCACAGCGGTGACAATCTGATGGGCATCTACCTCGGCAATGTCGGCAATATCGAGCTGACCCGCCTGTCGCTTGAAGGCAGCAAAGAGTCTGTGGTCAATCCGTCAGACGTCAATGCCGCTCGCGATCGATTTAGCTTTGATTTTGACCCCAGTTATTTAATTAGTGGTGACCTAGTTGAGATTGCCACAACAAATGGCACGAATCTTGATTTCGTCGCCGCAAGTGGATGGGCGAATAATACTGTTCAACCAAGTGGAAATTGGTATGCATTTATTGATGAACTAGGCGGTATTCGTCTGTACACAAACTTTGACGACAGCCTTGAAGGTGCCAGCACCGGTCTTGTGGCTCTCAATGCAATTGCTCGCAATATTCCAATCAGAGTCACAGTGCGCGATCGTGACGCGCGATTGCTTGGGTGTGTATCTGACTATGAAATTAATACAACGCGAGAAACGGTCGATGTCACTGCATTGAGCGATGAATACAGGCAGCAATACAGCAGCCTGATCACTGGCAGCGGCCGCTTGACCGCTCAATGGGATTACGTAAAAGAAGGCAATACAGAGCCGGTCAATTATCTGATGCAGCTTGTATTGCGCACAGAGGTTGGCTCGTCATTTCACGCAAAATTTTTCATTAAATCTGCCGGTACACGCGCGTCTGGTGGCTCGTTTGATTCCGCTCAAATTAATGACGCATTGTGGTGGGAGTTCGATGGCTTGATCACCTCTAGCGCTACAAGTTTTGCATCAGGCAACATCATCGTCAGTTCCGTCGATTTCGTTGCAACTGGTCCTATCAGGCTGCGCGCCAAAACACGCACAACCGAATACTTGCTTCAAGAATCTGGAGACAAATTCAAGCTTGAGCAGGATGGCACGTCATTCTTGCTTTTGGAGCAATCCGACTGACACTAAACTGGTGTCAGGCCATGCCTACCAGCACTTATAGCCGCACATCACCATGGCAGACCTCAGGATCACCGAATTAGCAGCGCTCTCCAGCGGTGACCTGGTTGCAGGTGACTTTCTGGCAGTCGCTGATATCAGCGCTAGTGAAACCAAGAAAATTACCGTTACTGACTTTACCGGCAAAGCGGTCACGCTGATCGCTGACGCCACCATCCCTGGCGCCAAAATTCTGTTCGGCACTGCCGAGATTGCAGGCGCTGCGCTGGAAGATGGCGCTGTTAACACCTTGCAGCTCGCTGCTGATGCTGTAACAGCCGCCAAACTCGCCGACGAATCGAGCGTCGACCTTGTAACCACCCTGCCCGCCAGCGGTGCTTTTGTCGGTCAAATTGCACTCGATACTGACGACAGCAAGATTTATTGCTGGAACGGCAGCACCTGGGTCAACATCAAAGCTGCAGGTTCGATCAATACTGTCAACGGCGGGACGGCAGGTGTCGTCAACGTCACTGTCTCCACCAGTGGCGACACGGTAACGATCAACACGACACTGGACAGCACCAGTGCTGCCGCCCAATTTTTAGCCGGCCCGACTTCTGCAGCGGGCGCAGTCACCTACCGCACGATTGCGGCAGGCGATCTTCCAACAGCAACCACTGGCGCCAAAGGTGCAGTTGTCGTTAACGGCAACGGCCTAACCATGAGCGGCGACACCGTCGTTATAAACAACACGGTCACTGCCGAAGCCAGCAATTATCACGTCGTCCAATACAACAACAGGGGTCTTGTCACAGGTGGCCGGCAGATTATTGCGGCCGACGTACCCGTTGCCAGCGCCAGCAGCATCGGTGTCGTCCGCCCCGGCTCCGGCCTCGGCGTCGACGGCGCTGGCACGCTGAACCACAGCAACTCAATCACCCCGGCAAGCGCTGCCAAGGTCACCTACGACAGCCAAGGTCACATCGTGGCTGCATTGGCACTGTCCGCAACAGACATTCCCGAGCTCGATGCCAGCAAAATCACGACCGGCACGTTTGCCTCGGCACGTCTCGCCCCCAACAGCGTTACCGCATCGCAGCTTGCCGACTACGGCATCGCGCAAGTTAGCAGCAGCCAGCCCGTACCCGAGTTCGCCGGTCAGCTCTGGATCAACCCCACCGACCGCACAGCTTACGTCTGGGTCGGCCAAGTCTCTCCAGCTCAGGGTTACTACCTTCCGCTCAACAACGAGTTCGGCGCCCAAGCCAACCTGCGTTTTGGTGGTACGTACAACGCCAACACCAACACAATTTCCAGCCTTAATACCTACGGCGCATCAGCAGGTCTGACCGTTGGTTCTGCACTGATTGCTCCAACCGCTGCAAGTTCTGGTCTCTACCTGCTGGTTACTACGTCAGGTACTGGCACGGCTCCGGCACCAGCCGTTGCACTAGACGTTGGCGACTGGATCCTGAGCCCAGGTTCTGGTACGACTTGGACTCACGTCAACATCGTGGGCGCAGGCATCAGCGTGATTGACGCTGGCGACGTGACCTTTAGCGGCGGCGCACTTAGCCCCCCGATGACAGGTGTTGCCGACGCCGAAGCTGCGTTGACCACACTGTGGGGCCGCGTGCAGGTTGCGACAGTGTCAGTGGCTGGAATTGTGCGTGAAACTACAGAGATCGCCGTAGATAGCGTTGGAGCAATGACAGTTGGAGTGGTCGATGAAGGCACTTACTGATGTCCGGCTTCACCTACAACCGCGAGTACCTTCCACGCGGCGGCGTTGAAGGCGAGATGCTGGTAAAAGTCAGCAACGCTGACTACTACGTGCAGTACAAGACGCTGCCCGAAATCTTCGACGAATACGACATTGTGATAGACGAGGGCGAGTATTAGTAGACTGCCTGAGTAACGCCGTCCCAGAGTGGAGTTAAGGCATGGCCACCTACAAGCACCTTCGTAGCAGCACCGCAAATAAGCGCCCGACCACCAGCATTGCGGATGGTCAGCTTGCAATCAACACCAACACCGCAAGCCCCGGTCTCTTTTTCAAGGATTCCGCTGGTACGGGCATCGTCAAGGTTGGCCCTGTCCACGTAGGCACCACAGCGCCCAACTCTGTTCCCGCGTCAGGCGGCAGCACTGGTAACTACCTCGGTGAGCAATGGCTTGACACCAGCGTCAGCCCAGCTCAAATGAAAGTTTGGAACGGCAGCACGTGGGTCGGCGTTGTCGCCGATGAACTGCCTGTCTCAAAGCTGCAAGATGGTGCTGCCCGCCAGCTCATCCAAACCGACGCTGCCGGCACTGGCGTTGAGTGGACCAGCAACGTTGATGTACCAGGCACGCTGGACGTAACCAGCACCGCAACATTCGACAGCATTGCGCAGTACCCACTTGGAAGTGCTGCGGCTCCGACGCTGACGTTCACTGGCGACAATAACACCGGCATTTACTCCCCCGGCGCAGACCAAGTAGCCATCAGTACTGGCGCCGTTGAACGCGCCCGCATCGACTCCAGCGGCAGGCTCTTAGTTGGTACGTCTACTGCGCGTGTGAATGTAGCTGGATTTACTCCGTCTTTCCAAGTCGAAGGTACAAATTCTTCTACGTCTTCTTTATCACTTGTCAATAATCAAAATAACACCGCAGGTTCGTATTTATTTTTTAGTAAGTCTAGGGGCACGACTGTAGGGTCAACAGTAGTAGTTGCATCAGGAGATGCAATAGGTGGAATTTATTTCTCCGGCGCTGATGGCACTGATCTGCAAACGGCGGCAGCGAGCATTGATTGCGTAGTAGACGGCACCCCTGGCGCTGATGACATGCCAGGCCGCTTAGTGTTCGCTACAACTGCGGATGGGGCGAGTTCTCCGACGGAGCGGATGAGGATTACCTCGGCAGGGCTCGTGGGCATAGGGACTGCTGCGCCTGGAGCAACTCTTCACGTTGAAGGTCTTGGCAATACAGTTAACCAACGTATCTTCACAAGTGACAACGTATTAAATGCCACTGCATCTTTAACGTTTGGCACCACTCCTGGCTCCAGAAGCAAGGCTGCCATTCGCATGATCAATTCAAACACTGGCAATGCCTCCGGTGATTTGTCTTTGCTTACCGATAGCGGAAGCTCTGGTCTTGTGAGCAGGCTTTATGTCAATTCCTCAGGTAACGTAGGGATTGGCACTACGAGCCCCAGTACTGCACTCGATGTTTCTGGTGAGTTGACATTTAGCGCAGGTGGCGCTGGTTGGAGATCCGCTGCGATTAAAGGTATTGACGCAGGTGGCTCCTTTAAGGGTGAGTTGGCGTTTTACACGCACCCATCTGCCGGTGCTGCTGTAGCGCCATTTGAACGCGCCCGCATCGACTCCAGCGGCAGGCTCTTAGTTGGTACGTCTAATGCCGTTACAGGTGTAAACCAGCCTCAGTACGCAAGACTTCAAGTTGTTGGCAACACTTTAAGTGGTGCTCGTTCAGGCTTAATTGCACTTGGACGTTCCGCCGCAGCTTCTACAATTGTTGCAGGAGATCAATTAGGTGGTATCACTTTTGGTGATAATGCTGCTGGTGAATTTGCTTATATTTTTGGAGAGGCTGATGGCACCGCTGGAACAAATGACTATCCAGGCCGCCTAGTGTTCTCCGTTACTGCTGATGGCGCGTCATCACCCACTGAAGCGATGCGGATCAAGAACTCCCGCATCCTTAATTTTGCCAACACGCCCACTTATGCTGATAACACAGCAGCCAAAGCCGGTGGGTTGGTAAACGGTGACGTTTATCGCAAGTCGGATGGCACCTTGATGATCGTCTACACCTGATGCCTGCGCCAGTTAAATCGCCTGATCCAAGCAAGCTCTGGTGCAGTGGCTGTCAGCAGTTTTTACCGTGTGACAGCTTTTGGCCAGACAAGAACGCAGGCGCATACCGCGTGGGTCCAGATGGCAATCGTCGCAGCACACGTTGCAAGGAATGCCGCAACAAGGAATACATCAAGATTGACCCACGCAAAAAGCTGTTGTACAACGCGAACAACAGAGCCAAGGATCGAGGGCTTGACTGCGACCTGACCGTTGACGACATCGTTATCCCTGAACTGTGCCCTGTGCTTGGTATCCCGCTCCAAGCAACAGTCGGTCAAGGCAGGGTTTCGATGAAAGACAACTGGAACGCACCGACGTTGGATCGCATTGACTCCAATGGTGGCTACACCAAAGGCAACGTCATGGTCATTTCGGCTAGGGCGAACTTCCTTAAGAACGACGCCACACTGGAAGAAATGCAGGCAATTCTTCGCTACATGGAGAGTCACCAGCCACGGTGACGAGTCCCCTTCACTGCTGGGTCTTATTAAAGGCCCAGCGGTGCATGTGAATAAGGGGTGGTCTTATTAAAGGCTCAGTCCCCGGTCCACGTCGCTAAGACGACTAAGCAGGCATCAAGATTCTCAATAAACGCCATTTATTGAGAAACGAACTAGCCGGGCCATCCGTCCGGCTTTTTGCTTTGAATCGGTAATCCGCCGTGTCTTTCGGTGGCGATGCTGCTAAATTTGTTTTATCGCCACTTTTTTTTATGGCTACCACGTTTGAATGGCACATCGCCAACATGGAGCATTACACCGCCGACGGCGTTGTATTTACGGTGCATTATACAATTGGCGCCAACGATGGCACTTACAGCAGCTCGGCGTATGGGTCTATCGGCCTTGAAAAGCCCGAGCCCGGCAACATGATCCCCTATGCCGAACTGACTGAAGAGCTCGTTGTGGGCTGGGTGAAGCAAAACTTCGGCGACGAGAAGGTTGCCGAAATTGAAGCCGCACTTCAGCAGCAACTCGATCAACAGCATGCACCCACCGTTGCCCCCGGTCTGCCGTGGGCTTCTTGATCGCTGCTGCGGCATCACTGCTCGCCATCGCCATTGCTGGAATGATGGTGTGGCAGTGGTGCCATACTTCTGATTGGCAAGATCGCTACTGGTAATGGCAGTCAAAAGCAAGACAGGCACCGCCCGCATTGAGCATCAGGCTGGCAAGCCTAAGCTCACTAGGCAAGGGCAGGGGAAGCGCAGCAAACCCAGTCACGGTCGCAAAAAGACTCGCGGACAGGGTCGCTAAGCTAGTCAAGTAGCCATTGCTGCCATGATTGAAGTCATAGCCGCAGTGGCCGGCGCAAGTATCTCAGTTGCCGCTATGGGGGCAATGGGGTTCAGTCGTAAATCAGACGAAGCTCGTGATGCGGTCATTCGCCTCACGAGTGCCGTCGAACACATCGCAACACAATTAGAAGTATTACATTCAGACATTAAAGAAGATCGCAAAGAATTTTTCTCGCGTCTTAATACCGTTGAACAAAGGGTCTCTAAGCTGGAAGTACGCCCACCCTCCTGCTGACCCATGGACTTTCTGTCCCATCCAGCATTCTGGATCATTATCGCGGCAGCTTCTGAGCTGATCGCACTGTCGCCTCTTAAAGACAACAGCATCATTCAGCTTGTCTTTCATGCGCTGCGTGCGCTGAAAGGGAAAAAGCTCTGATCAGCTTTGGCAAGCCCGGCTGGCAGCGTCGGCTAGAGCAAGCCATCCGTCAGTGGTGGTTTGAGCTGACGTTACCAGCCAAGCTGGATCAAGCCGAAGCGGAATGGCACGCAGCGCAACCTGCTGATCCAAAGCCTGTCATCGTGCATCACGAAATTGATGACACGTTGCAAACCGGTGACAGCCGCCTCCTCGGTGGCGCAATGAGCATTCACGCCCCTTGGACTGATGACGCAAAACAAAATCCGCCTGCTTGATCTTTTTAAGTACTATCGGCAGCTCCCGCACCAGTCTGCGGCGTTGTCTGAATTAGAAGAAGCAATTAACAAGGCCAACCCGCACATTCTTGGTCGCGATCAAGGCTGGTTCAAGACCTGGAGTCAAGGTGGCAAGCAGGGTGACTACGCCGCTGCATTCAAGCTGATCAAGGAATTCGAAGGCTGTCACCTCACCGCATACCCAGATCCGTTGTCCGGCGCAGAGCCGTACACCATTGGGTACGGCACAACGCGCTATCCGGGTGGCCGATCGGTCAGCCGTGGCGACAAGATCACCGTGATCGAAGCCGATATGTTCATGCGGACTGAGGTTGATCAGATCGCAGAAAAACTTGCTCGCACTGTGCCGCACTGGGACCAGATGACAGATGGGCAGCAATCTGCCCTGGTCGACTTCGCGTATAACCTTGGCAGCGGCTTTTACGGCTCTGCTGGCTTCGAGACCATCAGCAAGCGCTTGCGCGAACGAGATTGGAATGCGGTGCCGGCTGCACTTGAGCTTTATCGTAATCCCGGCACCAATGTTGAAGCCGGCTTGCTGCGTAGGCGTCGCGCCGAAGGGGCGTTATGGCGTGAAAGTCTGCCGAAACAACCCGAGATTCAGCAAGATCCTGCAAAGCTGACACCGAAATCGCCGTTTAGTGCTCGACTGACGCCGCATATCCGCTTGGGGGAATTTGCGCTGGATCGGGAGGAGCGGCGGTTCGTGGCGCAGCATCAGGTAAATACAGCGGCAGAACTAGCGGCTTTTCTTGAGCGTGCGCGCTCGGCATTCGGCGGCAAACCGGTCATCATCACTTCAGGTTTCAGGCCGCCTGCGATCAATGCATCAGTTGGCGGCGCTTCCGGAAGCGAGCACCTGTTCAATGCGCCTGGCGTTGGAGCAGTTGACTGGTATCTGGAGGGAGTGGATATTTACAAGCTGCAAGAATGGTGCGTGCGTGAATGGCCTTATAGCACTGGCCTTGGCGCACCTAAAGGATTTATCCATACGGGAATTCGTTCAGGACGCCCTAAGCCGACCTGGCCCTACTGATCCTGCATGATCCTCCACGACACCGAAATCCAGCGCCTCATCCAAGAGGAGCGGATGATCGAGCCGTTCGAGCCTGAACTGCTGAATCCGGCATCGCTTGACCTCAGGCTTGGCGACAACATCATGGTGGAGGTGGAGCACACGCCAGAGCTGCAGCTTCAGTCGATTGCACATTGCAGCGCTGACAATCCTTACTGGCTTGCACCGGGTGAGTTTGTATTAGCGGAGACACGCGAAACATTCAACATGCCCAATGATGTGTGCGGAATGTTTTGCCTTAAATCTAGTCGTGCGCGTGAAGGTTACGAACACTCTCACGCAGGATTTGCAGATCCTGAATGGTGCGGAAGTAAGCTGACTTTAGAGCTAGTCAATGCTCGCTGTCTTCATTCGCTTCCGCTATATCCTGGACTGAAGATTGGTCAGATGGTTTTTGTCATAACCGCTGGGATCCCCCATATCAGCTACGCAGAAGCTGGACATTACAATAATCAGCCTCGTGTAATGCCAAGCTGGGAGCGCTCGGTCTAGCTACCCTGTAGGCGAGCCCGACTCGCCCTTATGGAGCACCAGATCGATGGCGTCGAACTGGTTAGCAAAAAAGTTACAAGACAGCGATTCAGGGCATCAATCTTTGACGCATGGCATGACTGCTGTGCATATTGTGGTCGTCACGCCACTACAATTGATCACGTAAAGCCAAAAGCGAGAGGCGGGCTCACGGTTCCCGAGAACTGCGTGCCCGCCTGTCTTTCTTGCAATGCTTCAAAAGGTCACACTTCGTTGTGGACGTGGTGGACGATGCAACATCACTGGAACTGGCATCGCGCGCAACAGGTTTACGAATGGATCACTGGGGCCTGTTACCCTTCAAATGTTCAATATAGATTTGCACCTGCCATAGATCATTGGCATACCGGCAGATAGCACCACCAGGGCTGCAGGCGGCATAACGCACCTCGCCAATGCCCGGCTCTTCGCCCATCTCGATGTAATAGCCATCGCCGCAGTCAATTGCCCCTGTAGGCACTGCAGTCTCTTGCGAATCGGCCACCGGATGCTCTCCCTTCTGGAAACCCTAAATTACATCTTGCCGCAACTGCCTTCCAGTGGATGCATTGCTGGCAATATGGATGGCTGTCGTCGATCGCGCGAGCATCAGCATAAAGCTGCTCCGCTTCTGGTACCGCCAGTTCCAGGGTGATGGCTCCAAGCGGCAGATCGAGCTTGCCCTTCTTGGTTTTGATGCGCACCCACCAGCCAGATGGCGCCTCGTAAAGCACCATCCGGCCAGCGTGGTAACGCAGACTTGCCATTTCTACACGGGTATTTCCCGGAGCTTAGAGATCAAGTCATCAATTGTCCCATCATTTGTGATAAAGCGATCAAAATCGTTGTAGCCATCAAGACTGCCCTCACTCGCATGACCATGCTCACACGGGACATCGGGTCGATCGATGCGCCACATTTCACCACCTAGCAGCTTGATCATTGCTGCTTCATTGGGAAAGCGCACATCATCAGCAACCACAGCCGAGTACTGCTGAGCGCGCCCTTTCCAGCAGCGCACCCAGATCTCTGGATGAATACAGGCTCGTCCCCACTCTGTGCCTAAGGTTTGCAGCATATGCCGCACACTCACGCCAGCGTCACCGACGACAACCTGCTTAGCCTGATAGACCAGATAATTTGCGCCATGCCTGTCATAGCCAAGTGATTCCAGCATCGGAATCAGCATCAGCTTGAGCGTTTCAGCAAATGGCACAATGACGTAACCGCGCTGCTCCAGCTCGCTAGCAACAGTTGACTTCCCCGACTGCGGTGCCGGGCTATAAAGACCAATAATTTTTTGCATTAAAGAGTACCAGTTGAAATGTGGCCGGCGCGCATGATTTCGGCAGTGTCATTTTTGAACTGCTCCCACAGGCCGGTATACGTGCCACGCAAGCCAATCTCGGCATTGTCGCGGTCGTAAAGCTCATAAAGATAATCAAGGAAATCAGACTTGCCGCTCTCGATTTGCCATGGCTTCAGCTCTTCGCAAAGCATCTCGGCAGTCAAGGGACGGATAATCCCAGTAAACAATTCTTCCATTGAAAAACCAAGGTTTGAAATAGGTTTCGACACCCCAGGTCACAGGGTGAACGCCAAAAGACCCCACCCCTGCACTTGGCAGGTACATGTAGGTCTAACGTTGGGCGTCAGGTGCATGGTAAAGCCGCTCGAACTGCATCGAAGGCGGCTCTTCAAAGTCTTCATCTTCCTGCTGGAGATCAGCGACGCAAAGATCAGACTCATCGCGAACGATCCAGCTCACAAGCGAACTGTGTTCTTTAACCATGATCATGCCAATGCGAGGTGAGCGGCTGATCCAACGGATAAGGGCCGCTTCAAGGGGATTCAAGAAAGGATGGCTTCGCATAATTCGTTTTGAAGTAAAAGCACAGAGCAGTCACGGGCATATTCTGACCCGCCTTCTGGCAGGCCGAGACCGCAGCGACCGATCCAGTGCAAGCATGCCGCACATGGACCGCCATTATGCGCGGGTTTATATTTCTGTAACCGATTCTTCAGCGTAGCTTCGGCTTTGCCTGCGGCAGTCTGCTTGTAACAAGCTGGACACTGCAGCAAGCTGGTTGTCATACGGCTGCAGGTTATGCAGGGTCGAGCATTCTTAGAGACTGCCATCAGGAAAAGCGACGCGACGGTATGAGAGCAGGCGAATGATTCTGGGTTCGCCTCTTTTGTGCTGTGCAGCGCCTTGCGGCAGCTCAATCTCAACAGTGAATGTTTTGTAACCGCATTTCAAGCATTTGCGATGTCTTGTAATGGATTCAGCAGTATCTCTAGCGGTATGCGTTACGCGCATTTCGTAATGGTCACAGCTAGGGCATCTCATTGAATGCTGCCTCTGCGATGACGGGGAATTGTTCGGTGAAGATATCGCGGCATGCAAGTGCGATCTCTTGGTGCTCGAGCTGGGTTTCTGGGCCAGACCTGAGCTGTATGTAATGCAGCCACGAGCGAAGTGTCGAGTGCATGTACAGCGTTGTTGGGGTGCATAGCGGCAGAATCCTGCGTGCGGTCTCCTTGGCAATGCCCTCCTCGAGCATCTGCTCGTACAGGGTGAATGACCGCGCAATCACATCACTGGTGCGCTCTGCCCAGTAGTCCTGCATCTGAGGCTCCAGCTCATCGATGCTGTTTTGCCGGTTTTTGTGGTCTTGTAATCGCTGGTGCGGTGCATCGGCCATGTCGGTCTTGGCGTAGCGGGTGCTGAACTCTTGAAACGCAAACGAAGAATGCCGCAAAATCTGCGCCGCAATGTCTCGCTCAGTTTCAATTTCAACGCACATTGTCGCCATCTGAAACGGACTCCAGTGGGAATGCTTGATCAAGTAACGCAGCAATCGAGGCGCCGTCTCGTCGTTGTCCTGGTTTGACGGATTTGAAACGCGCGCCATTCGCACGATCAACTTCTCCGCATCCGGCGTGCAGTGAACCAAGCTGACGCGACTCACTTCACCACCTCCACCTGAGCCATCGGCCAGCGTGCAGCGGCGTATTGCCTTGCCTTTGTCGCTGATTCTGCTGGAATGCTGAATTTCATGGGCCTTGCCCCTGGTTGCTTTACGATTAAATTAAACATTTTTGTTCTAACACCTGCTGGCGCCCTGCTGATCCCTTCCCCGTGCTGTGTTTTGCCAGCGTCTTCCTCGACCCAGTGCATGATGAAAAATGGAATGGATTAAAAACAACATTTCGCCCGAGCAGGAGCTGCAGCATGAACTCGCTGCTCGTTCGATGACGGAGCGTGAGGCTAGCCTCTACCGCTCCTGCGTGATGTACCAAAACATGCTTCAGCAAGCAGTTTGGGAAATTATGCGCCTTGAGCTGGCACTTGAAGATCTGCAAGCGCAAGATCCCTCGCTTCTGCCTTGATCTCGTCAAAGACAGTTTGACCAAGCTCCTCAAGCAAAAGCTCGTCCAGTCTTTGCTGATAGACCGTCACAAAGCTGGTCGGCTGCTGAGGTGTTGTCGAGCTCTCCATCGCTTGCTTCACCTGCGTAGCAAACGCAACGCAGATGCGACGCTTTTTCTTAACGCGATGAATCCAATCTTTATCGGCAGGAATGCCTGATGCTTGCGCTGTAATTTGCGCTTCGTTGACCTTGTCGTCCATTGCTTGGACGGCAATCACAAGTTCGGCATGCAGCTTGCGGGCATCAGTGGCCGTCAGCTCGTGAATTTGATGAAGCGAAACTTGACGCTCTAGAGATTTGCTGTTGAAAGTAAATTCCATAATTTCGCGAAGTAAGGGGCGACCGAGGCCGCCCCAGGTTGATCAGAAGGGCAGTTCGTCTTCAAAGGTTGAAACCACGCCGTTAAACGCAGTTGCAACCTGTTGCGCAGCTTGTTGCACCACCGGAGGCGGAGTTGCTACTGCGGGTGCAGGTGCAGGTGCCGGAGCAGCCTGTTGTACGCGCGAATCAGGCTTGAAGCTCAAGCTCAGATAAGGCTTTCCAGCATTCGACTGCTTCTTCCAGCCTGAGATCCGCACCGGGATTTCCTGCCGTTCACCAATCGGCTGCCCGTTCATCAAGTACTGAGCAAGCGCATACGCCTGATCAGCCGGGATATTCATAATCCCGTCATACTGCGGATAATTCTTGGATGCATCGTAACGATCACCAAGACGCTGTTGAAGTTGCTCTGCGGTCTGTTGAAACAGCGCGCCACTAGCGGTAAAAGTCAAGAGACTGTCTCCTGGATTTTGGGCTTCCGACCACGCTTCGGACGCAGTGCATCCTCAGGGGTTTTGGCAATGCACATCACGTAACAGCCGTCGCCATCCGTGTTCTTGCGCATTGAATATCGCAGCTCACCGTCTTTCGACATCTGGCTGACGACTTGGGCGACCGTGGTCGGCTTGAACCCATCGCCCGTTTCCGAATTATAGAACGAAACGGAGATCGCGTCACCTACCTGCATGGCGAGAATTTCGTCCCGCAGCGGGGTGGTCTTACTGCGACGCGCAATGCGACTGCGCGCCTCTTCGATCGATACCTTTTCGAACTCCGACATAACGCAAAATAAAACGAACTCGATAAACAGACTACACTCTGGCTTCGATTGCAGCAACCAATTGCGCTGCTTCCTCGGCTGTCAGTTCGCCCTGTGCAGTGAGTTGATCAACCCTGGAGCGCATCGCTGGCATTTGATCTGGTGTGGCCTGATGGATTGCATTCCATGCAGTCACGTAATAACCAGTCGGCATCAGCGTTTGCACCAGCTTGCGACGTTTTGGTGGCTGCCATTCACATACCACTTGCTCGCGGATATCGGGGCTACCGAACACACGGATGCACGGTTCATTGCGCCTTTTCGGGAACGGCATGATGTCCGTCGTCGCATACAACGTCAAACGCTTGCCAATCCATGCTTGAACATCGCTGCCGAACATCGCACGCACAGCAACAGCATTCACCTTGGGCAGCACAAGCTGAAGCGCCGTCTCCTGGAACGACATCACAACCTTGTCCTCGAGGCCGCGTTCACCCTCGATCTGCTCCTTCGCGACAGATTTAATCGTGTAATTTGCTTTGCCGTTGGGGATTAACCCAGCCTTCAAAAAGCGACCGGGATAAAGTTCATCAAAATTCACTCGAGGCCCTCCAGTTCAAGATCATCAGCATCGGTTGCATTTGCAGGGTCATCTGCATGTGCCCAGCGCGGTACGTCCATTTCGACCGTGCCCCACGACGGCCACTGATCAGCTTCCATACAGCGCTTGACTGCAACGATCGCTTCCTCGCGGCGGCGATGGCCCTCCTCAATCAGATCGGGGCTGAGCACGTTGACGCTGATGTTATGCGGCCACTGCCACTCATACGCAACAAGGATGTGAGTGTGCGGGGGCTCGCCGTAACGATCCGCCCAGCCTGCGCTGTAATGCGACATCTGCAAGTCATACGCCAGCGAATACGACTGCGCCGCAAACATCCGAGGACTCGCGGACCGTGCCTTTTTAAGGTCCACAAGGATGCCGCGATCAGGATGCTCTACATCAGGCTTGTACCGGCAGTCGACCTCCATCAGGCTGTCATGCCAGAAGTGAGGCTCCTGCCCTTGACCATCCCTGAGCAGTGAAGCTGCATCTGGATCACGCATCAGCGCCTCCACAACGCGCAGTGCATTGTCCTCCCAGTCGCGGGTAATCACCTCACGACCTTCGGCGCCGGCCTGAAACTCAGACCAGATCGCTTTTCCCTCCTTGGTTCGCCGATCGCAGTGAGGCGCAACCAGATACCGGGTTGAGTATTCATGTGGCTCAGTGATCAAGCAATCGACCAAACTGCCCTGACGCATTGCATCTGTGGGTAGGAATGGCTTGCGATCTGGATCGACGTGCTTTGCCCAGTAGTCACGCGGTGTGCCACTGATAATCGTCTTGAGCTTCGACGCCGACAGCGCTGGATGTGAGTGGTAATCAGACACGATGAGATAAGTCGCGAGCGAGCTTTAGGTTTTCAAGTGAGTGGTGAAGCGCGAGAAACGACTGCGCCATGCCGTCTTGCCAATAAATCTTGCCGAGCACCTGATCAAGCTGGTCTCGGATGGGGACCAATGCGTCCCGAAATTCCTCTGGAGTCATAAGTGGATAAAGGTACCCATAAAGGCTACCATAGCCCTACACGAATTGTCCAGCGCCATGGCTGACCCGTTTGATCGAGAGCTGATCTTCTTCATGCACCGTGGTGGCATGAAAGCTGCCGCCATCGCGCGCGCACTCGAAATCCCGTACAGCCGGGTCTTGCGGACCCTTCGGCCCCCAATGTCGAATGACACCCGCAATGATGAAACAATTCGTGATCAAGTAACTGGCAAGGATCACGAGCCGGATCAAGGCAACCCGATCTGACTCGCGATCACATGCGCTGGCGCGTTCACCCAGCGCTTTTGCGAGCAGTCTCCACACGGCGAATACCAGTAATCAAGTAAGCGTAGTCTCGCGTTTCCGTGACCCAAGTTTGTGCGTCGCATACGTCGCACTTGCCGATTCGACTGCTGCTGCAGCCAACGCTGTAAACGCCATACGTATTGCCGCAATCTTTGCAGCACTGATAGGCGTTGCGCAGACGCTCCAGCAGATCGTCAGACTGTTTGGGCCAGGCTTCATCAGCAGTCTGCCAGAGGTGGTCGACAAACGTTTGAAGCTCTTCTCGGTTTTTGAAGTCTTGCTCGTAATACGGATCATCGTCATTGGACAGGAACACCCTGCCGTTCTTGACCCAGGCTGCATGAGTGCAGTTACCGCCTTTGGGATCATGAAGAATGTCAGTCATGGTAAGAAGTTGGTTAGGAGTAGTGGGTCTGACTACTGAGCTTGAAGCTCTTCGGCGATGATCTCAATGCAGGCAAGGGCATCCCTCATCCCGTCAACGTAGCTTTCGTGGATGTAAGCAATGTCCTCAAGCTGTTTTTCTGGCGCAGTCTGATCCGCAGCAGCACGCAGGGCGGCGGCGGCAATCATGCACGCATGTTTTTTTGCAGGCGCAACATACAGAATTTCGTCGTCGTAAACAGGGAAGGCGGCGTCGAATACCGCCTGAGCAGAGGGTGAAAGTTGTTGAGTCATTAG